GGTGTTTGTAGGCTTGAGTCGCTATATTGTGCCAATCCGCTGAATGCGGATTGACTCCTATAGCTGTCGCGCCTTGGCTATGGTGCGCCGTAATCATGTCGACGACATCTCCTGTCAACATTCTTAACGCAACGTTATAGGCCAGATCATGACCATTGACGTTGCGCGTCATGGGTATGCTTGTTCGCACTTTCTCAACTGGCAAGAGCTCATCTTTCTTAAACTGTTGACAGATCGGTGTCACTGTGCCCAATTTAAAGGCTTCGTAATACTTGGCTGTTCTCTCTCTGAGTTCAAGACTAGCAAACTTCTGGTTAAAGTTCACATGGTCCGATTTCTTACCGGGCAAGCCCCATCCAACGTACTTGGATGTGCTCGCCATTGATCTTATCTCTCTGCTCGGGTCACCAAAGAGAGCTGTATCAAAGTCCCAAAGGACTCCTTTACGGGGTAATTTAGCAAAATCTGCTGACCACCCACTCTTGGACATTATTTCTATTGGCTCGGAGTGGTGGGGTGAGGGTCCGATATTATGTGTCGCCACATTTCTGTTCTTTTGAGCAAGATTAGACATGTTTGGCGGCACCTTAATTTCGTCTGGGTATTTAGCTATCAACTTTGGGAACAAGGGTGTATAGTTTGTAACAGATGGTGCTATGGAGGTTTTGCCCTCCCATTTGCCTAGATACTTAGCTCCGGGTATTTGCTCTCCGGGGATCATGGGGTCTATTGATCCTTCTGCATCTGGGGCCAAGCTTTGCAGTTGGCCAAAATCTACTTGGTCTTCCTTAAAGATCGGAACAACCACTGCATCCAGGCCTAACTTGGCCATGTGCAGACCCAAAAGGGGGTACTGTTCGCCTAGGTCTGATGCGACGGGATCGCCGCAATCACCTGGCATACCTCCTCCTGAGGTCAAAAGATAGTAACTTAACATTGTATCACTGTAGACTAATTGCCCAGTCTCGTCGCGTATGGTAAACGCGCTGGGACTGTTAATCACTACAGTGCTGGTGAAGGGACCAAAACTTGTCACAAGTGACCTGCCCTGGTGTGTTATTTTAGTGTAGCGTTTTGCGGACTCCAGAGTCTCGCCTGCTACAAAGTCTGCTCTAGAACGTACCATGTTCCAAAGACTTCTGGTTGCTGGCATGACCACGCTGTCTAAGCGTATCTTTGCCATATCTCTAGAAATAGAGAGCCGTAAGACGGTGAATGTTCCTTGATGGAACACGTGACACGTCTTGACTCCTTCTCCTGGGTCGTCTGGGTATAACTCCACCCTAGAAACAGTCACACCAGGTTCACAATGGATTGCGTGATACGGTAGAAATAAATTTCTCTCGTCCATAAACAATCCCTGAACTAGCATGTAACTCTGATCACTCTTAATGATTTTCAAATAGTAATAATTCCTAACAATGGCAAGCATTTTAACTGCTGTGCCACGTCCGGAATTGAACTCTCCTTCCTCGGCCGGCCAATTTTGCTTGGCCAACCTAGCTTCCTTTGCTGCTCTGGAAGCCGACTTGTTGTATCTG